ATCTCGCCTAAGCGCATACCGTGTAGCTTGTCATTGAGACCCGCTAAACAATCAGGGTATGCTATAGATACTGTGTTAGCTCGTAGTTTGAACTGTTCCCAGATAGCCTCACCCTTAACTACACCAGCGGGACTAAACACTCGGGCATCAAAGATAGCTTTCATGATTGAATCACTACCATGTTTAATCAGCATATCACATGGATCTTTCTCGGACAATGTAGTCAGCTTTACTTTATCATAGCCTATGATCTTAGCAATAACTTGTGTAGCCTTTTGACCGGGTTCATCCGAGTCTAGCATCAACACAACCTCATCGAAGCTACGTAGCCATTCTCTTTGCTCAAGAACCATAGCTGTAGCCGTACAACTAGGCAGGGCTACTACTGGGTAGAACCTACTGTACTTATCAAACTGGGCTTGTGCTACAGCCAGCGCATCCAGTTCCCCTTCAGTGATGATAATCCGCTTCCCACCTTGGCAAGCATTCTGTCCAAATAGCTGGACACCTTTGAAGTCGCCATGGGTGATAAAAGATTTTGGGAGCTTACGTTCCTTATAGGCAACCACTTGGTTTGCCACAGTATATGGATAGAAATGGCTAATGATTTCACCATCTTCATTGTAAGATACTTTAACACCATAATGTTCTGATACATTCTTTGTAATTCCTCGTTCTTTAAAACCGCGTGATGTGTAATCCTTGATCATATCTAATTCATGCATGCTATAGTTCTCTGTGTATGTTACGTTTTGTACTGCATTGGGGTCTAGGATAGATGACCGGGAACAGCTAAAGCAGTAGCCCCATTTGTCACCTTCCTTGTATGATAGTGCATCATGGCTGTCACATTTAGGACATGCCGTTTGGATCCATCTTGACATAGTTAATTCCAGTTGTCGTCGTCTCTAAGCTCTCTGATCTGTTGTCGGCGTTGATGCGCCTTCTGTTGAGTCTCCTGTTTGTGGTTGAATGATTCTCGCTTACCTGCTCTTAGCTCAGTAGCAAACTGTCCATTCTCAGGTACAGCCATTGGATCTTTTTTAGGTTGTTCTTTTCTACTCATACTGGTTTCAAGAATTTAACTGCTCCGATATTTCCATTGTACCACAACCTTTCATTACTGCCTTCGACAAGTTCCCTACTAAGAACCTCATTGTCCCATTGCTCTTGGCACTCTCGGTAAGTAAGAATGCCCTTTCCCATACACCAATCGTATATAATGAAGGTGAAGGCATCTTTTCCATAGCTGCTAATGTCATCCAATACCTCACGACATGAGGAGGTATATCCTCGCCAGTCTGATTCTTTATAGGACTTAACTCGTCTAGTTTTTCCCGGAGGTAGTTTGGTAGATACACTTATGAGTTGCTTTCTTCCAATGTACTGTCGTCCTGTTGGTCCAAAGACTGCGTAGATAAATCCGTAGGCTCCTGTGGGTCGATCTGTGAGAGCAATCCAGTGTCCATAATCTTCCATGATAATCTTTCTTTTAATTCTTCAAATGTTAACGGTCGGAGGTCATCCATTTGTTCCCGTAAATAAATATTGTTAGCACATTTAGTGAAGTTAGTTTTCCACTCAGTACCTTGGCGTTGTTCCCATTCTTCAACGACTACACTCCAAGCATTACGCAGTGTATGGCCCTTGAGGATCTTATCAGCTGTGATCATTCCCACTTTGGCAAGCCCTTTAATGTTATCTGTAGCATCACCCGTGAGTAGCTGTTGCATGACCCACATGTATGCTTCACTTTTAGATTGGTAATAGATTTTGTTTGTTCTGAAGTTATGATGCCAACCTTCAATACAGTTCAGATCTTTATCGATATGGGATACAATGAATGACTTACCCTCATTACGAGCCATCTCAGCTGTGATAGCCGCATAGTCATCTGCTTCACCATCAATGCTTTCCATGGCGAATTCTTTGCAGTAGTCATACAGCATATCGATACGCTCTTTAACTTCAGGAGCAGTCTTATCTACTCGATGTGCCTTATATTCACTATCAACCAAGTACCTAAAGTTGTCACTACCCTTGATATACACGATACCAGTAGCAGCGCCTGTTTCAGTCATGATCTTTTGAATAGCTGAGTCCATATCCTTTTTACAGAGTGACGGGGACTTTTGGACATGTGCTATCTGGTAGATGATACTATCAGCGTCAATGATTGCTACTTCAATTTGTGTTTCTTCGTCGTCAAACATTAGTGTACCTCTGCATAATTTTTACCTGTATGTGCTGCACCATTCATGCACTCGATACCAAACCACTTAGGTGCTTCGGTGAATGCTTCAACGGACAGCTCTGAGACTTCTTCTGCGTCTTGATCTTTGCATATCACTACAAACTCGTCATGGTAGTGGAGCGCAAAGTAGTATTGGATACCCCGCTTATCAAGCTCTCGTTTCATGTAGACAATAGCTGCCTTGCATGTAACACCTTCAGCAGTTTGTAGTAGGTAGTTTAAGACTTGATGCTTAGAGCTAACGAATACAATCCTGCCATCAATGCCACGTATAAAAGCTTTATCAGCACCAAAAGCAGCTGATGATCTTTCAAATTCACCCTCCAATCGTGTGATAAGTTCTTTCATTCCAGGAATCGAGTTAGCGAACTTCTCCTTGGCTGCAGCTCCGATTTTTGCATCAGTAACACCAGTGAGAATACTCCCCAGCTTCCCAGCACCGCCACCAAATAAGAAAGCGTATAGAAATGGCTTGGCCAGCTTACGGGTAGTACCAAGGGCATCAGCATTACGCTGGTGAACATCACCATTAATAACTTCATTAGTAAACTCCTCATTACCTATGTAGTGGCATAGCCCACGCATTTGATTACCTGCGGAGTCAGCACCTACGATTGATGTTCCTTCTTCACAGACAAGAAGTGATCGCATTTCTTTTCCATAGACTGAATCGACTGATGGAATGTTTGCAACGACTTCGTGACGACATCTAAAAGTAGGAGTCCCGATAGTCCACATCTTGCCGTGTAAGCGTTTATCTGTTGTTGACTGTACATTTTCTATCCATCCTTTAAGAATCCCTTGTCGAGATCTGATTGTGTAATACTCACTAATAGTGATAGCTGAACCACCAAGAGCTTCAAGTGATGACTCAGTTATCTTGGGTGACTTCTTAATGAACTTACCATTTACCTTTTCAAAGTTCCATTCATCAGGCTTCCAACCAATACTGTAGAGGTAGTCTTTTACTACTTCTATTTGCCCGACTTTACCTTGTTCAAAGGATATGCGAGAATACTCACCTTCGATTGGGCGTTCCTCTCGTCCTGATTCTTGCGTATAACCAAAGTGTTTAACTGTGGCAAGAGTATAGCACCCATCTTTTCTCCATGCTGGTTTCTTTGATTCAAGACCATCTGTTTTAATACACCTCATTCCGATTAAAGGTTCCAGCACTTGTTCAATGCTAGCCATCTTAGCTTCTATTTCATTAAGCAGTTTGTTAGCATTAGCCATATCAAACATCCAGCCTTTACGCCTGATGTCTGACTCGATAGCTGAGAATTCCATCTCCACATCCATACCCTTAACAAAGTTTGGATACTTCATAATGATCTTCTTAGCAGCTTCAGCAAGGATCTTATATACCTTAACATTAAGCTCTACATCTCGGATACAGTATGTCAGCATCTCGGGAGTATACTTCGAGAAGTCATCGAAGGGTAGCTTAGGGAAACCTAACACTGAACCCCAACCTTCTAGACCATGCTTATGTGGTCGTGAATATTGGGTTAGCTGTGAGAGAATCCATGTGTCGATGACCTTGATTTTACTTGGTAGTTTGAATCCAAGAATGTGATCGAGTACAGGTAGATCGTACCCAATAATATTATGACCATAGATAATGTCTGCTGTTGATATGAATGCTAGTCCTTCTGCGAGTGAGGGTAACGTGTCATCGTAGTTGGAGAAGCTGTGCACCACCCCTGTATCTGAGTTAACAGCTACCATACACCATATCCTATTGACTTCAGGTAGGAAGCCGTTTGTTTCTATGTCAACGCATAGTCTTAATTTACTCATATAGTATACATCCGTACATTTGTGCATATGGGGATTCGAAGACTCGTGCTTCAACCTCCATAGGGTCAAAGAAATAGACTTCTTCTGGTTTAGTTTTATCGAACTTGAGCTTGGGTATTTTGAATCCCTTACGACCTGTTAGGTGCTGGCAGGCATGAACCATTTCGTGGCTAAGGATACTAACAAACCTACTCATCGTGTAAGGGTTAGGTTCCCAATCATTCATGAATGGGTCTCTTAGCTGGATTAGCAGCTTGTTTTCACCATCACAATGTACTGTTAGCCCTTCCGAGCTAGCCTCCTCATCATACTCTACTAAACAGATACTTACTTTGAAAGGCACTGATGTAACTGGTGTAGCGAATCTAATGGAGTAGTCTTCTAGAATGTTGAAGAACATTTTCTTTATCAGGTGCTCTACGTTTGGTAAACAAACAACAGTAACCTTGATATTTTTGTATCTATGCATATGTAACTTTTACCTTGGTTGAGCCTAATGCTTTACATTCTTCTACGAGATCGATGATCATGTTATTTTGGGAAGCTATTGCTTGGTATGCCTCATCTAACTTTGTAGAGATATACCATGTCCATGCACCCAAGAGCAATATTGGGGTGAGGAGTAATACTAGGTCTTGGTTCATATTAGTCCTGATTTAGCTAGCCATTCTGGTGTGGCGAATCTACTGTGATCATGCACTTCATTTACAAGTACACCTGCTTTCTTAAGGAAATCAATACCCTCGACATACTTGTAGGTATCTCTATATACCAGTCGTTTAATGTTTACTTGGGCCATTAGCTTGGCACATTCGATACAAGGGCTTAATGTACTGTAGAGGGTTGCCCCTTCTGTACTTTGAGTTGATCGAGCTACCTTGGCGATAGCTTGTGTTTCTGCATGCAGTA